TAATCCTCAAGATTAAATGCCATTAGAGATCATCTCCTTTTTTGAAGTCGCTGTCGATTTCGGCATCATAAACTGTTTTGTAAATACCGATGTATGCTGCAATGTCCACAAGACTGTCGTGATGCCCCGGACTTTCCTGCAAACGACTAATTTTCTGCAAGATGTTAAAGATACAGATGTCATGAGGCATGACTGGGTATTCCAAATACGAACTGACCAGCTTTGAGATTCGCTCCATGTTGTAGTAAGGATGCCCATACACGACACCTCTTGACTGGATAGTCGTGATGGCTTCATCAAAGAGCTGCTCAGTTTTTGTCATAATCAAAGACTTCATCTGACTGCTGTTTGATGGTAATCATTCTGCGGTGCATATCCCAGCCCGTTGCACGCCCAGACCAATAACCCCGATTGTATATTTCAGTTTTCCATAAACTAACTGCATAGGCTAATAAGCCCGTTGCTATCATAAACCATAAAATAGTTATTCCATTGATTTTCATTTCGTTGCCCACTCCCTTATTTGTTTAGGCATCGCAACCGGATTTCGGTCATCGATTACTTTATATGTTGCTCCTGACGGATGGATTGATGGTGCGGTTGCAACATAACCCTTCCACTTAATGTCAATTCCATCAACTAACTTGCCCTTAAATACATCAGATTTTGCAGCTGTGTAGTAAAGGTGCAAGCCATCACCAGTTTGAACTGTATATGTTGGCTCAAACTCTGAAAGCAATTCACCGCCATTGCGGTAATCAATATCAAACACAACCAAGCCTGATTGATAACAGGCAATTCCAATGTTGATGTTGTCATCAAAATCAAACCAAAAGTTGATAAGATTGTGGTCGGTTGTAGCTGATAAGTAAGCCCTTTGAGCCAAGTCAAAGTGCGGATCTTTCTTGCGTGGTAATAATGGCAAAACAGCCCATCCACGCTGTGCATAATTTAAGGCTGTGCCTCGATTACTTATATCTAGTAACATGTCGCTCCCTACATATCCACAGTATCTCTGTGAATACATAAAGTTTGACCTAAATCAAGCCTTTTATCTATCTGATTTACGGCGTGTTTTATAACGATTAGATAAAGCCAAGAGCCTCAATTGCATCGATATGATCATCAATCGTGCGAGGCTGATATTCTGTTTCACACTCCATAAGACTTTCCAAGAGCTGTGAAACTGCCATCTTTGTTGATTGGGATCATTTGCACGCTCATATTCTTGCCATCCCATTCCATTAAAACTATGCCCATTTGCCAATTAGCCAAGCCCTTAGTATACGACGCTTTTGCCCTGTTCATAAGGTTGCCTGTTTCAACCCCGTAAAGGGGTCTGTAAGCCCCGTAGAGCCCCTCTGAGTAGGCAGACATACCTAGCCTATGGGTATGACCACAAACCACGCTCTTTCCTGCCTTTTTGGCAAGATTCAGGGCAGTCTGTCCAGCGTTGGGGTTCATGTTGCCTTCATCGCCATGAGCCAAGATCCAGCCCTTTTCAAATTCATAAAATGTTTTATGAAAGGTAATGCCCATAGAATCAAAATCCATAAACTTGGAATACTGCAACTCGGGAAGTGAAATCATTCCCGGAACTTTTAGCAGAGTGTTATATAAGCGATCAGTATGATTACTGCGGATAATATGAGCTTCTCTGCTGTGCTCTGTGAGAGCCCAAAGGATTTCTTGAGTAGCTGTGCGGTCATCATCCAAAGTTTGTTGATAAGCCAAAGGTGTTTTTTCAGCCCATCGGCTAATTGTTTGAAAATCGATTTCATCGCCAACGCAAAGGACACTATCGAACCTCTCTCGCTTGGCTAACTTAATTACATTCTTGACTGCTACTTCATGGTGGTATGGGATCTGTAGATCGCTAATTACCAGGTATCGCTTAATCGTCATCCTCATCATCAGTTGGATCTATGGATGGGATGATCCCACCATCGCCCACAATCCAATCAGGGAATGTCTTGTGTTCAGTCATCAACCAAAAAGCGTGCTCAGGTGTGAATCCTGCTTTTCTAGCTGCTTTATAGCATTCGTGCAGAGCGGTGTAATGCTGATCGATCTTTGATAATGGTTCAGGAGATTGGCGAACGACTCGACGATTGATCTTTTTGCGTTTGATAGGTTTTCGTGTGTTCGCCATAATTAAAATTATCGCTTACTGATTAAGACAAACAGATCATCGACACGCTGTTCAAGTCGATTAATCTGATCTTTAATTGATGAGCCTCCATTTGGTTTCAATTCAGCCAAGTAAGACTTAATAACCCAACGCAGACCCACTAACAAACTTGTAGATACGGCGGATACGCCAACGGCTATACCAACCCATTCGTTGGCTGTCATTTCGCATTAAGTCCATAATCGGCTTCTTTGCCGGACTTTGGATCTAATGCTTTGGCAAGAGGTGCAACCAATGCTCCAGCAAGGATTGCAAACTCTGGTCGGATGTCAGCAACAATTGCCAATAGCACAGTTATACCGGAAGCAGCCACAGCTCTTAAATATGACTTAATTGCTGCCTTGTGTTTGTTTGATAGTTTCATGCTTTGCCTCCTAGTAGTGGGATATGAAAAAACTCAGAATTTTTATCTTGATCTTTCTTGAAACTAACATGGATGTGATGGTTGTGAGGATTGCCCTTATATTTACGCCAACGCCATCCAAGAATCGGTGATGCAATTTTTGACTGATGGATTACATAACTGATGCGACCATTGGTTTTCCCGTATGATCGAATTTGATCTGCCAAATATGCTGAAAGCCCTTTGTCGTCAGAAAGCCGAGCGTCAATATCAATTGCTCGCACGCATCCATTTGTGTCTGGGTTGTGATCGCTTTTTCGTGTGCTATGTCTAGCATCACCAATCCACCCATCAGATTTACGGCTACGCTCTGGGAAAGAATCATCGATTTGCTCCCGTAATTGCACAGCAGCTTTAGACAACCATGGCTTCATTACAAACCTAGTGCTTGCAAATCCTCAACAGTTAAACCAAGGGCAGCAAGTTTGGCTTGTGCTGATGCTTTGGCTGTTGCCTTTGCTTCGGCTTCAGCTGCTTGTGCTTCATATCTTTCTTTTAATGCTTTGTGTTCAGCCAATTCAGCAGCGTTCATTTCTCGGGTTTCAATTTCACCGGTTGCGGTGTTGTGAAATGTGATTGTAGGTTTTGGCATTTTATTTGACTCCATATACTTTGACAGTTCCACCACTAAATGACGCAGCACCGGTTACAAATTGCACCTGTGTTATTGCTGCTGGTGTTGCGCTATTTGCGCCAAAAAAAGTTCTGCCAAAATAGGCTTCACTATCAGTTCTGGCTGCAATTTGTCCTTGATAAGATTTCATACCAGCCGTTCCTTCATAATCAAAAAATCTCATATAACCAAATAAGTATTGATTGTTTGCATCGGTTAATGCTACACCGGCTGTTCCAACACCATTTTGATTGTTGTTATTTTCGACAGATGCTCCACCGCTTGATTGATATAAGAAAACAGAATTATAACCAGATGAAACTGTGTTATATCTAATTTCTAAACCTTGTGATGCGCTTGGTAGATAAATGCCTGTAAAATGTAAAACCAAATCAATATAACCACTACCAACCGATATGGTTGTTGTGGCTGATGATAAAGTTGTGGTTGATAACAAAGTCATTCCACCGCCACTAGCAGGAGTTGCCCATTTAAGTCCTGTTGTAGTTGAGGAATCAGCCACAAGAATAGTGTCGTTTGCGCCAACAGTTAATTTGTCAAAAGTATCTGAACCAGTTCCAACAACCAAATCACCTTTTGCATCAAACTCTGTTGCAACTGTGTTTGTTAATGTAACTGATCCTGATGTTCCTCCACCGCTTAATCCTGTTCCTGCAACAACTTCGGTAATGTCACCAACATCATTTGTGACCCAAATAAAATCCATGTCGGTGTTTGAATTCTTTGCTAATATCTGACCAGTTGTGCCACCCTCAAGATCAGCCAATGATGTATCAATTGCTGAACCAAGTGTTCGAATAGCAGCTGCGCCATCCTTAACCAGATCGGTGTCGTCTGGTGTTTCCCATCCAAAGTTAGTTGTGTTTGCCATATTAGGCTACTGCTCCAATCGCATTTTCCCAAGTAAGTGTAGCACTTAAAGTGTTCCAAGTTTCTGAGGCTGATACCTGTTCCCATTGAACTGCAACTTGGGAAAACTCTATCGGACTCAAATTTATGGTTAAGAATAATTCGTTGAATCTAGTGCTCCAACGCCAGCCTTCAACATAACCCTCAAACTGTTGAGTTGGGGCTATCTGGACAGGCAAGTCTGTTATTCGCATTGGCTGACCCACAAAAATGCCAAGCAAGGCATCTCGGTCTGCATCATCAATGGCTGAGTTAGTCAATGGAAATGTAATGCTGTCAAATAAGGCTCTTGGATAAGATCTTAAAGAGATGAACCGATCAGCCACAGCTTGAGCATCGATGGCATCATGCAAGACTGTGTTAATGGTTTCGCCTCGATAGCCAAAGGTTGCAATACTGTCTAAATCTATTGTGCTGACCTGTGAGCCAAAGTTGTTTCCGTAATTTAAGAATACATCGTTACGGACATCTGCACCTCTAGTCAAAACCTTTAATCCTGCACCAAAGGCTGTGTTTGCTGAAATCTCGGTGTAACCATTATTGGCGAGATAATTCTGCCTGTGTACAGCATCGGCATATCCAATGCGACCCTCGTTATCCTCATACAAAACACCAAATGCGCTGTCAGCAATAAGGCTTGCAATGTTATAGACAGTATCAGGATTAGCACCTCGATTTGTAATTTCATAAACTCCTGGTCGATCGATCTCGCCAAGTCCTATATTTTCCGCATTTGCCCAAGTAACTGTTGGGTCATATCCAGACCAAGTTTCAGCTGCCGGCACTTCATTCCAATTGTTTAAAAATATCTCTGAAAGCAATTCATAAATTTGGTCGCCATCATCATCTCGAGCCAATGTGCCGTCATAAATAATTTTTG